TTCTTCCGTGACCTGCTGTCGTTCAGCAACATCCTGTCCGCCTACGACAACGTCAGACTCATCGGGCAGTTCCACGATGAGATCGTGGTGGAGTGGGAGCCAGGTGCGCTGTCGCTCAAGAGACTGCACGACATCATGCGCGACAAGATGTCGCAGTCTCAGCTGCTCCCCGACCTGCCGATGGCTGTCGAGGTGAAGCACGCGCACCGCTACATCAAGTAGTCAACCGGACGGGAGGTGCTGACTGCACCGCACCTCCCGTCTGGACCAACTCAAAGGAAGCGAGACACCATGGAACAGATCGTCGTAGGCGTCGACCCAGGCATCGTGCACACGGGCCTGGTCGTGCTCAGCTTCGATGACGAAGCGCACTCTTACGTCCGGCACTTCGACGTGATCGACGGGCTGGACGCAACGGCCACACTCACAGGCATCGAGTGCGTGATCTACCCGAGGAGCGTCCGCACGGTCGACGTGTTCATCGAGAAGTACCGACCGAGGTCGGGCTTCAGCACCAACGAGAAGATGATGGAGGCCAACGGCAACTTCCGGCGTGAGCTCCACGGCCGGCTGCTCCCCAACACCGGGGTCAACCAGGTGGTGGGCAAGCCGCTGCTCCAGCTGCTCGACCTGTGGACGTTCGGTCGTTCCACGCACCACGACGACCTGCGTTCCGCAGCCCGCATCGCCGTGCTCGGCATGCTGCTCGACCCGCTCATGAACCACCTGCTCTACACGTTCATCACCGACAACCTGGAAGGACGGCACTGGAATGTCGCAGCCCTCTAACATCGTGGACGAGGTCATCGACGGACGACGCTCGGTCTACGGTCAACCGACCGACACCTTCGCTCGCATCGCAGCGATGTGGAGCGCGCAGCTCAGCACCACCGTCAACGCCTGGCAGGTACCGCTCCTGCTCATCAGCATGAAGCTCATCCGAGCGGGCGAGTGCCCGGAGTACTCGGATAACACCGATGACATCGAGGGCTACCTCGCCATCTTCCGTGAGCTCATGGGTCCTGACATGATCCATGCTCGAAGCGTGACCGAGTTCCTCGAGGAGCGAAGCAGGAGGTCGTCGTGACGCAGCCGTTCCGCTACCCGTTCGAAGACACGGCTGGGCTCGTGCTGCACGACTACCAGCGTGCCAGTGTGCAGGTGGCTGAAGGGCTCGGCGTCCAGTACAAGCAGCCGCGGCTGTGTCTCTATTACCGAACAGGAGCAGGCAAGACACTGACAGCCCTGGCGTGCACGCTGGTCATGGGCCACCGTGACGTCCTGGTCATCGCTCCTCCCACCACGCACACGCTGTGGCAGGAGACAGGAGCGAAGCTGGGCATGACAGTGGACACGTGGTCGCACGCGAAGTTCCGGCAGCCGGAGCGCAAGCTGGCGAAGGACAAGGCGCTGATCGTCGACGAGTTCCACATGCTCGGCGGCTACCGGGCTCAAGGGTTCCGGAAGCTGGAGCGCATCTCCGACCGACTGATGGCGCCCGTCGTCATCGCCTCGGCGACGCCGAACTACAACGACGTCGAGCGGTGCTACTGCATCCAGCGCATCGTCGATCGCAAGGCGACAGCTGGCGGGTACCTCACCTTCATCTACAAGCACTGTGCCACCGAGGTGAACCCGTTCGGCCACGTGCCACGAGTGAAGGAGTTCCTGCGCTACCCGGACGCACCGTCGTTCCTCGCCGATATGCGACACGTGGAGTACATCGAAGACGATCTCGAGTACACCATTGTCGACGAGCCACTGGTGCTGCCCGTGCGCCCGCACGTCCTCACCTACGGGCTGGACCACCGACGCAAGCGCGTGTTCGGCAGCATTCTGGAGCGCAAGCACGCGCTCCTGCACCACATGCTGATGGACGAGAACGGCATGCTCGCGCAGGACGTGCTCGACCTGCTGCTCCGTGAGGTGATGTCAGCCCCGACACCTGTGCTGGTGTTCGCCTGGCATCTCGAGATCGGACGAGCGGCTGTCCGTTCACTGCTGAACGCGGGCTACACCGCGGCCATGGTGGACGGGAAGATGCCGCTGGCTGCCAAGGACGAGGTCATCGAGGAGTTCCGTGCCGGCAACCTGCAAGCCCTGGTGGGTACGCAGACGCTGGCCACGGGCACCGACGGCCTCGACAAGATGTGCGACGTGCTGTTCATCCTCGACGACACCGAGGACAATGCCATGCGTCGACAGCTCATCGGCCGGATCATGCCGCGAGGGCACGCGACCACGGTCGCGCACACCAACCGCGTGGTCCGTGTCGTACCAGAACCTTCTCCTGGTCCCTAGCACTTGGGGCGGGGGGTCGACACTCCGTCGACGCTCGGGGGCCGAGAGAAGAAAGGAGGTACTGGTCAATGACCACTCGCATCGACATTCTCATCGACGAGCTGGCAGCAGAGGAGAGCCCCTACCGGGCGCGCCTCCTCGAAGCCAGGATCGCACGAGTGCGACAGCTCGAAGCTGAGCAAGCCCGCGAGGTGGCTGGTCCCTTCTGATGCAGAGACGGCGCCCCATCACGGACCAGTTCTAGCCCGGTCCGTGATGGTGCGCCGTCTCCCGCACCATCCGTACATGCACCACCGACACGAGGAGAGTACATGCTCACCGCTCGCAAGCGCAACGAGCTCCCCAACCTGGCCGACAACCTGGCCAGGGGGATGTCGCTCGTGAAGTTCCAAGGTGTGGTCTACCTCCCGGTGGACTACGAGACACTCGAGCCAGACCTCGGCCTGGACCTAGCTCGCCGCGTGTGGGTTCCGCTGTCCGAGGAGAACATCCTTCGCATGGCGAACAACGTGCAGCAGGTGCTGTTCTCGACCGAAGGCGAGTCACGCAGCTACGTCAGCATGGTCAAGCAGATCGCCCAGGAGGAGACACTGGCCGGCGACCTGGTGTTCATCAACACCCCTGACGGGCTGCGCCAGCTGCACAACGACGGCAAGCTGTATGAACCGCAGGACGTGTTCTGCCCGTACTTCGTGCAGACACCGCTGAACCCTGACCCCGACGACAAGGCGGAGATGTTTGCCGCGTTCGTCGAGTGGCTGGGCAGCGAGGAGGATGCCACCTCCCTGCTGCACCATCTGGCCACGACGCTGGTCACCACCTGGCCGGCAGTGCGCTACGTGCTGCTGATCGGTGAGGGCCGCAACGGCAAGTCCCTCATCATGAAGATGCTGGTGGATCTGTTCGGTCAGCGCAACGTCTCGCATGTCACCAGGCAGCAGATGTCGAGCAAGGCACCGGAGTGCCACGACCTGACCAACAAGCTGCTGAACGTGGTGTTCGACGGAGAAGCCACCTACCTCAAGGACTCCGGCATGGAGAAGACGCTGACAGCCGGCGAGGTGGCACAGATCCGCAAGCTGTTCGAGACATACCCGACTCCGGTGCAGACCAACGGGCTGTTCATCGAGGGCCTGAACCGAGAGCCACGCTCGAGCGACAAGTCATCGGCGTTGCAGAAGCGCATCGTCAGGTTCCACCTGCCGAACACCTACGAGCTGGACCACCGCTTCGAGCAGCGCATGCGCTCGCCGCGGATGCTCGGCGCCCTGCTGGGTCTGCTGCTCGACCACTACGTGCGAGCCGAGGACGTGCGCGAGAAGCTCGCGCCGACCGCTACGTCGATCGAGCTCAAGCTCGAGCACTCCATGGTCAACAGCATGGCCTTGCAGTTCCTGGCGTGGATGGACACCGAGGATGCTCTCGGTGCGGACGGGCTGCTGAACGAGAACCTTCCGGCTGTGGCCGAGCGGTTCAAGTACTGGCGGCTCCAGTCCAACGACATCAGCCCGTGGTCCACGGCCGACGTCGAAAGCATGCTTCGCCCGCTGTTCCTCACCGACCGGCAGTCGCAGCGTGTGAACGGCAAGCCCCGCAAGGTGCGGGTCATCACCGGCTTCAAGCCTGAAGTCGTCGAGTTCCTCGACTACCACCGTGGAAAGGAGGTGGACCATGTCCAGCAGGAAGCCCTGGTGGATGAGCGATCTGTACTCGAAGTCGAGCTTGATGCCGCCGATTCCGTCCGATGACGTCTCCGGCCCGCTGGGCCCGGCGTACGTGCAGGTCTTCGACAACGACCGCACCTCGCCTGGTTGGGGTGAGACCACGTTCATGGAGAAGTACCTCAAGCGCACGTTCCACGGGCGCCGGGCGCAGGTCATCTACGACCGGCACTCCCTGCCGTTCGCGCTGGTCATGCGCTCCATGCGCATGGTCTGCATCGACATCGACGGCAAGAACAACGGGAACGTCGGAGCCGTCGGACTGCTGCTGCCTCCGACTCTGGCGGAGACATCGAAGTCCGGCAACGGACACCACCTGTTCTACCTGGTGGACGACACCTGGGACGCTCGCTATGGCTTCAACGCCGTGCGCGATCGCATCGGGTTCGTCGAGGGTGTCGACGTCCGAGGCACCGGCTGCGTGTACCACTACCCGCAGCAGCAGTGGAACAACCGTGTCCCGGTGCAGCTGCCGGAGCACGTGCTCGACAAGCTCAACGAGCGTGCCTCCACGCTCGAAGCATCCATCCAGCGCATCAAGCAGACGCTCGATGCCGCCGACGACGAGGAGATCCTGATGATGCAAGACCACGTCACGTCCCGGCTGACCGCCCCGATCCCGCAGGGCAGACGCAACAACACCTTGTTCGCCATCGGTGCCGAGATGTGCCAGGCGCAGGTGCCCGGCTGGGAGAAGCAGGTCTACGACCGTGCTGTCGAGGTCGGAC